ACATTTCATATAGAATTGACTTGAATGCAAGGGAAAATTTTTTAGAGTTAGCTGAACGTAGAGAGTCGATACTGCGTTTAGCTAGACTTCTTTCTTACAATCCAAAAAGAAACCAAACAGCAAATGGATTATTAAAATTTGAATCTATTGCAACCACTGAAGATATTGTTGACAGCAACGGAACAAATTTAGCTAACCAAACAGTATTATGGAACGATCCTGCAAACACTAATTGGCGTGAACAGTTTGAAAAAGTTTTGAATGCCGCTTTGCCTGTAAACAGCATTGTAGGTAAACCAATTAAGTCAGACACAGTTGAAGGTGTTCCAACTTTCCAATACAGATTTGATGCAAGTAATTCAGATGTTCCTGTTTATACATTTAGTAAAAATGTTGATGGAAAAAATATGCAGTTTCAGGTTGTGTCAACAGACGTTAACGATGGTATCATTTATGAAGAAGCACCATTGCCAGGAAACAGTTTAGGATTTTTATACAGAGATGATGGAAGAGGACCAGGAAGTTCTAACTCAGGATATTTTGTACATTTCAGACAAGGAGTATTAGATACTGGTACTTTTCAAATTGATGCACCAAGCACAAATCAATCAGTTGGTTTAGAAGCAACCAACATCAACAACACAGACATTTGGCTTTACAAATTAAATTCAATTGGTACTGAAGATCAATTATGGACCAAGGTTGATTCAGTAGAAGGAAATAATATTGTTTATAACAGTTTGCGTAAAAGTGTAAGAAACATTTACGGAGTTCTAAGTAAAACACAAGATAAAGTTGATTTAATTTTTAGTGATGGAACTTTTGGAAACTTACCACAAGGCTCTTTTAGAACTTATTACAGAACATCGTTAAATGATCAATTTAACATTGTTCCTTCTGATCTTGTTTCAATTAGTGTAAACATTCCTTATACAAGCAAAGCAGGAAACAGTGAAACAATAAGTTTAACACTTGAACTAAAATACACAGTTGATAATGCAACAGTATCAGAAAGTAATGCAAGTATTAGAGAGAATGCACCAGCAACTTACTATACACAAAATAGAATGGTTACTGGAGAAGACTATCAGGTAAGTCCATTAAGCATAAGCCAAGAAATTATAAAAGTAAAAAGTGTAAACAGAACATCATCTGGTATTTCAAGATATTATGATCTTTTAGATGCAACAGGAAAATATTCAAGCACAAACTTGTACGGTGCAGATGGAGTGCTATACAAAGATAGTTTCACAGAAAAGACCAGTTTTACTTTTGTAACTAAAACAGATATACAAGGAACTATTGCAAATACAGTTACACCATTGTTGAGTAAAAAATCAATGGTAAATTATTTCTTAACAAACTTTCCAAAAACATTAGTTGCTGACCTTGGTGCAAAATGGTCATCAACAAGCACAAAAACAAATATGTCAACAGGAAAATTTGTTGACTCTAATTCAACGCCTTTGCAAGTAGGATCATTTACTGCAAGTGCTTTAAAATTTATTGAACCTGGCACATTAATTAAATTTACTGCTCCTACAGGTTATCATTTCATGGCAGACAATTCACACAAATTAATGGTTGGTGCGGCAGATCATAAAAATGCAATAACATACAAATGGATGAAAGTTGTAAGTGTAACTGGAGATGGTACAACTGACAATGCAGATGGCACAGGTCCTATAATTTTAAATGACATAATAGATTCTGATGCAATACTGTCTGAACTTAAACCTAAGTTTAGTAAAACTTTACTTGCAGATGTGCAGTCACAGATGACTGATCAAATATTTGCTTATAAGACATTTGGATTGAGATATGACAGTTCATTAAGACAATGGAGAATGATCACTGAAAATAATTTAGATATTTCAAGTGCATTTAGTACAGGTAAAACAGGTGACGTAACTGACCAACAACTTGATGCAAGTTGGTTATTGTTATTTGAAACTGATGGAGAGAAGTATACAATTACTACAAGAGGACAGAGATATATCTTTGAAAGTAATGAAGAAATAAGATTCTATTACGACAGCACACAAAAAATTTATGATAACAGAACAGGACAAATTATAAAAGATAAAATTAAAATATTGAACATTAACACGCAACCTGATTCAACCTCACCATTTAATGTAGATTATCCATGGGAAATATCTTCGGAATATAGAGATGGAGATGGATACATTGATAGCAAAAAAGTTGAAGTTACTTTCTTTGATTCAGATGACGATGGTGTTGTAGACGATCCAGAAACTTTTGTAACATTAGTAAATGAAACAACAAACGCACTTTCAAAATATGTGTTCTTACAAAAATATACAACAAGTGACGGAATAGAAGATTACAAATACATGGACAATTCAACAGGTACAGTAATCATTAAACAGAATGAAAGTTTTGTTGGTGCATTAAGTCAATACACCAATGGACAAGTGTTTTATCTAGTTACCGAAGGAGTGTTTAAAGTTTATAATTCATCTTCAGCTTCAATTAATTTAACAACAGATTATAAAGCATACATTGGCAGAGATGGATTAAAGTTCCATTACATACATTCTGCAGATGATGATAGTAGAATAGATCCAAGTTCAAGCAACATTGTAGACACATATCTATTAACAAGAACTTATGACACAAACTTTAGACAATATCTTGATGGTAACATTGAAAATTTACCATTGCCACCAAGCAGTGATAATTTGTTTAACAACTATGGATCGTCAATTAGTAAAATTAAATCTATCAGTGATGATGTAATATATCATCCTGTAAAATACAAAATATTATTTGGAGCAAAAGCAGATGCTCGATTACAGGCAAGTATAAAAATTGTTAAAAACCCAGACCAAGTTGTTAATGACAATGATATAAAAGCAAGAGTTGTTACTGCAATTAATCAATATTTTGCTTTAGAAAATTGGGATTTTGGTGATACTTTTCATTTCTCAGAGATGGCTACGTATGTAATGAACAAAACAGCGCCTGATCTTGTAAATCTTGTAATTGTTCCAAATCAAGAAAGTCAAGCATTTGGAAGTTTATATGAGATTAAATCAGAAGCAGACGAAATCTTTATAAGTGCGGCAACAGTTGATGACATAGCAATTATTGATGCCATCACAGCAAGTAAACTTAAAGCGTCAGGCAATGTAGTTACAACAACTACAAGTGCTACAACAGGCGTAACAAGTGGTGCAACTTATACAACTGGATCAGTTTCAAGTTCATACAGCAATTCAAGTTCTACAAGTACTTCAAGTTCAAGTTCTAGTTCATCTAGTTCAAGTTCTTCAAGCTCTTCTAGTTCTTCAGGTGGCGGATCCTCTGGGAGTGGATACTAATGGCCTATAATGCAAACCAAGAAGAATATCCATTACCGGCAGGAAATCAAAGTAAAGCCCAGCACCGCAGAACAAGTGCGGAACATCTTCCTAAATATTTTAGAACTGCACACAATAAAAAGTTTTTAAGTGCTACACTTGATCAATTATTAAATCCTGGTGTCGCTGAAAAAATAAGTGCATACTATGGCAGAAGAATAGCAACTGCTCGTAAGGCGGCAGACACTTATGTATCTGATGTTAGTACTGAAAGAGAAGAATATCAGTTTGAACCAGCAACCGTAATTAAAGATAATTTAAACAATGTAACGTTTTACAAAGATTACAATGATCTTAAAAATCAAATCAAGGCATTCAATGGAACAGTAGACGATGACAGCAAAGCATTCAGACAAGAATACTATGCTTGGAATCCGCACATTGATTGGGATAAATTTACAAACTTTAGAGATTACTATTGGCTACCAAACGGACCATTGTCAATACCTGTTACAGGACAAGCTAAAGGAATCACAAGTACCTATACAGTAACAAGCATTGACAACTTAGATAACAAGGCATACGTTTTTACTCCAGATGGAAAAACAAACAATCCTACCTTAAAACTTTATAGAGGTCAAACATATAAGTTTGAAGTTAATACTCCTGGAATGCCTTTAAGTTTTAGGACTGCAAGAACTTTAGACAATGACTACCTATACAGTTCAGGCATAAGTGATAGCACACATTCTACAGATGTTGGCACAATAGAATTTACAGTAGACTTACTTGCACCAGACACTTTATATTATGTAAACAGTAATGATATAAATGCAAGTGGGCTTATTCAAGTATATGATGTTTTAGAAAACTCTGCAATAGATGTTGAAGCAGAAATACTTGGTAAGAAAACTTACAAGATGACCAATGGCTATGAAATGTCAAATGGTATGAAAGTTAATTTTGAAGGCACCGTAACACCTGCCAAATATGCTGAAGGCAGTTGGTATGTAGAAGGTGTAGGAGATGAAATTAAACTTATTGCTGAACAAGATGTAATGATACCTGGCACATATTCAACAAGCAGAGCCAATCCTTTTGACTCTGAAGGATTTGACAGAAGTCCTTTTAGTACTGCCAGTGCTTATGCAGATGCACATGATTACATTGTACAAAATAGATCAGCAACAAGTAGAAGTCCGTGGTCAAGATATAATAAATGGTTTCACAAAAGTGTGCTTGAAAATATTGCAACCATACTTGATGAACCAGCAGACATAAATCAAACAGGTAGAGCGGCAAGGCCTATTATAGAATTTGATCCTCAATTAAAATTGTATGGCTTTGGTACACAGGCAAAAGATGATGTTGATCTATTAGACACATTTACAGATGACGTGTTTAGCACAATAGAAGGTGCAATAGGTTACAACATTGATGGAGTAGACGTGGGTGACAACATGAGGATATTGTTCACAGCTGATCCAGACACAAGAGTAGCAGGTAAAATTTTTAAAGTAAAATTTATTACACATAATAACGTTAGACAGATAAGCCTAATTGAAGAAACAGATTCATCTCCATTAGAAAATGAGTGTGTGCTTGTACAACAGGGAGAAACTTACAAGGGCAAGATGTGGTATTACAATGGTACCAAATGGTTAGCTGGACAAGAAAAAACATCAGTAAACCAAAGTCCAACCTTTGACTTGTACGATGTTAATGGAAATGATTTTAAAGATGCAACAACTTACCCAAGTTCTACTTTTACAGGAACAAAACTTTTCAGTTACAAACGTGGCACAGGAGCCAACGATAGTGTTTTAGGTTTTCCTTTAACATACAGAGCATTAGTCAACACAGGAGATATTGTATTTGATTTCAATCTACTTACTGATACTTTTACATATCAACAGATGAACGCAACGTTTTCTGGAAAAACAGATGTAGGTTTACTAAGAAGATATACAGATAGAACAACATTTACATACGCATCTGGTTGGACAAAAGGATATGAAGAAAGCAAACAGTTGGTGCGTAGACAATATGTTGTAAACACACAGCTAAATGACTTTGCTATTGATGTTTACAATAGAAGCGGTGATATAAATGATTTATGGGCAAGAGTTTATGTAAACAATAAAGCAAAATCAAGCGGACTTGATTACACAATAAACAGATTAAATGGAATTGCTTATATAAGATTTGTAAATGATTTAGCTGTTGATGATATATTAGTTATTAAAACAAAAAGTGCAACGGTCAAAAATTCAAATGGTGTTTATGAGATTGCAGGAAACTTAGAACGTAATCCTTTGAATGATAACATTGGAAGTTTTACTTTAGGTGAAGTAAATGATCATGTGTCTAGCATTGTAGAAATGCGTGATGATTTTTCTGGCGTGTTTCCAGGCACTGGCAATTTAAGAGATCTTGGAAACTTATCTGCATATGGAACAAGATTTATTCAATCAAGTGGACCTTTTAATTTAGCAAATTATCATGTAACAAGCAAAGATGCAAACATTGTTCATTCATTAAGATTTGCAAGAAAAGAATATGGCAAATTTAGAAAATTATTTTTACAAACAGCAACTGGTTTAGGATTTGATGGAGCAACAAAAATACACTTTGACAAAGTGATGGAAGAATTAAACAAAAGTAAAACCAACGATATGCCGTTTTACTTTAGTGACATGATTGGTTATGGAACGTTTAAGAAATCTACACACGTTGTTGAAAATACATCTACTCAGTATTATGCTTTGGCAACAAATTTTGATCTTACAGCTTTATCAAATAGAGCTGTCAGCATTTACATCAACGGAGTTCAGTTGATACATGGCACTGATTACAAATTCGAATCTGCTTACGCAGGCTTTGTTACAATTACAAAAACAAAAGTTATTAATGATGTAATTGAAATATATGAATATGAAAATACTGACGGAAGTTACATTCCACCAACTCCTACAAAGCTAGGACTGTATCCTAAATTTAAGCCAGAAATTTTTGTAGACAACACTTATCAAACTCCTACAAGAGTTATTCAAGGACATGATGGAAGTATATTTGTTGCTTACAATGATTTTAGAGATGACTTGTTACTTGAATTAGAAAAAAGAATTTACAATAATATAAAGGTAGAATATGATGTTGACATTGTAAACATACATGACTTCATTGGCGGAGAATCAAGAGATACAGGATTCAGTAGAGCGGCCAGAGATAAAGCATTACTACCTGACTTTATTGAATGGAACAGAGCAGTAGGTGACCCAGATTACACAGACTTTACTTTCTGGTCAAGAACTAATAGTTTTACTTACAATTATAAAAACACTAGTTCACCAACACAAAAAACAAATCCAGGTTATTGGAGAGCAGTTTACAAAGAAGCATACGACACTGATCGTCCGCATACGCACCCATGGGAAATATTAGGATACAGCGAAGAACCAACTTGGTGGCAAACTGTGTATGGTGCGGCTCCGTATACAAGTGAAAATAAAATACTTTGGCAAGACATAGAAAAAGGTGCATACAGAATACCTAATGTGCCAATGGTTTACAACGAAAAATATGCACGACCAAACATAACAAAGCATATACCAGTTGATGATGGTGGTAACCTATTAAGTCCATTAGACAGTAACTATGCAAAAAATTATATTAGCAATAGAACGCAAGAACCTTTTGTGTTTGGTGATCAAGCACCAACTGAAAATGCTTGGCGCAGAAGTTCTGAATATCCTTTTAGTTTAGTAACTGCATGGATATTAAATCAACCTACAAAAATTATTGGTTTAGGAATAGACAGATCAAGACTTAAAAGGAATCTTGCTAAAGAAATAATTTATACAGAAACAAGTAAAAGATTAAGATTAAAAGATATTGTGTTTCCTAACACCGTATCAGATACTGAACGTGTACAAACAGCAGGTTTGTTAAACTATGTCGCTGAGTACATGAATAGTAAAACTATAAAATACTACAACAATTATCAAACTGATTTGAAAAATATCACTAATCAATTAGGATTAAAAATAGGCGGCTTCACTGATAAAGCTAAATTTAAACTTATACTTGATAGCAGAACTCCATACAATGAAGGTAATGTTTTTGTACCAGATGAAAACTATCAAATATTTTTAAACAAGAGTAGTGTAGTTGACCTTGTGCCTTACAGTGGTGTTATAATTGAGAAAGTAGCAAGTGGATTTATTATTAAAGGTTACGATTATGACAATCCTTACTTTAAATATATCACACCAATTGAACTTGCAGATGATCCTCTTGTAAGTGTTGGGGGTGTGAGCGAAGATTTTGTTAGCTGGACATCAGGACAAGTTTATTCACCAGGATTTATTGTAAAATTTGCAGACGAGTTTTACATGACAGAAACTTTGCATACTGCTGGTGATAATTTTGAACAAGCAAACTTTGTAAGATTATCAGAACTTCCTGTAAAAGGAGGTAGACAAGCATTTTTCAGACGTCAATGGAATGATGGAATAAATCAACAACCAACCGAAATAGCTTATGGCACACAAATTAGAACTATACAAGGAGTTGTTGACTTCTTGCTAGGATATGAAAGATATTTGAAATCACAAGGTTTCATATTTGAAAATTATAACAAAGAAATAAATGAAGTTGAAGATTGGTCTTTGAGTGCAAAAGAATTTATGTTTTGGACTACACAAAACTGGCAAGCCAATAGTGTAATTACATTAAGTCCAGGAGCAATTGATTTACAATTTTATAGAAAGTATCATGTTGCAGATAATTTATTTGATAACTTTTATGGATATAACTTATTCAAAGCAGACGGTAAAAAATTATTACAAGCAAACGTTAATGTTTACAGAGATAATGATAACAATTTAGGTATATCAACCAAGAATACAACAGATGGAATCTTTGCACTAAAAGTTCCTTTGGTACAAATTGAACACGTTTGTTTACTTGACAACAGAACTGTGTTCAGTGATTTCATCTACGATCTTGAGCCTGGTTATAGACAAGAACGTATTAAGGTACTAGGTTACAGAACAGATGACTGGACAGGTGGTTTAAACATTCCTGGTTTTGTGTATGACGACGTAAACATTTCGGAATGGGATTCCTGGAAAGATTATGCTATAGGCGATACAGTAAAATACAAAGAATTTTATTACGTTGCAAAACAAAAGATTCCAGGCAAAGAAGTTTTTGTTGATACTGATTGGCAAAGACTTAATGGAGCACCACGGTCTGGATTACAAGCAAACTTAGATTACAAAGCAAAACAATTTGCAGACTTTTACGATCTTGACACGGATAACTTTGATACGGACCAACAAAGGGTTGCACAGCATCTTATTGGATATCAAAAAAGAAAATATTTGGAAAACATTATCAATGATGATGTAAGCCAATACAAATTTTATCAAGGCTTTATACAAGATAAAGGAACACTCAACAGTTTAACTAAATTGTTTGATGCTTTATCCAACACAGACAATGATAGTGTTAATTTTTATGAAGAGTGGGCAGTAAGATTAGGACAATTAGGTTCATCTCAATCTTTTGAAGAAGTTGAGTATAAGCTAGATGAAAGTAAATTTAGGTTAAGTCCACAACCAGTTGAATTAGTACAAACAGTAACAGGTGAAGAAACTGATTTAATTTATAGACAAAGACCATTTGAAACCTATTTAAAACCAGATGGTTATGATCATAGTCCTTTTCCAACAAAGTATAAAGATGACGATTACATAGAAACTGCTGGTTATGTTAATAGTGCAGATGTAAAACAAACAGTTGCAAAGTATGATGATATTTTAAATTTAACTCTTACAACTTTAAATGTAGGAGATTACATTTGGGCAGGAACAAGTAAAACAGATGACTGGGACGTTTTAAAATACGTAAGAACAAATGATAAGGTTGTAAAAGTAACTAAAAATGGAACTACAAATGAAGTTGAAATACAACTCAACAACCAAGCAAACTATGTCAAAGATGATATCATTGGTATAGTTGATGTTGCTGATACTGAAAAGTTTTTTAAAGTATTACGATCAGAATTAGATACTGTATTTTGCACAGACAATGGTGAAACTTCAGATGTAGAAACTGCAAATGGATTTGTAACAACATTTACGTCTGCAAGAGTTGCCAACCTTGAAGAAGCAAACACAAGATTATTTGCAGGTGAATTCCAAGTTGGTGAATTACTTTGGGTAGACAACGATAGCACTAACCGTTGGATTGTTTTAAAGAATACACCGCAACACAGCGAGTTACAAGTTATTAGTAACGTTGAAACTGGTGACTCAAGTACAAACTTTGGAAAAGTAATTGGTGCTGATGATAGAAACACAACTCTCGTTGTTGGTGCAAGTGAATCAAACAAGGTTTACATATTCCAAAGAACAAACGATAACACAACTTACAATCATGCACAAACAATTGATGCTCCTGCAAATTTATACACAGGCGATGGTAAGTTTGGTACAGGATTAGATATCAGTTCAGATGCTAAATGGATTGTAATTGGAGCACCAAATGCCAGCAACGCAAAAACAAAATTCAAAGGAACATTTGCAAGTAACGTAAGCTACGTAGAAAATGATATCGTACAATACCAAGAAAACTTTTGGGAGGCACAATTTCCTATTTCTGCGGCACAGGGAACACTTACTTTTAGTAGCTTCTATGATCCTACACAGTTAGCAAAAACAACATGGACAGGCACAGCCTACCCAGAAATAGTTTATGCTATAAGAGGAAATTATAATTTTAATTTGCCAACAGATCATATTTTAGTCAGAGCACCTACTTCACAGTATGAAGGATCAGCAGTTGGTGATACATTAGTATTCAATTGGAAACAATATTCTCAAAATTATCCAAATGGTATTTTACCTTTTGGATCGTCAGGACCTGCAATAAGTGAACTTGAAGGAAACAAGGTTATACAAGCAAAAGTTGATGCGGTACTATACTTTGATAATCTTTTAAGAACTCCACAGGTAGGAGATTTAATTAGCACAGGATCAGCGATAGGAAGTGTAAATGCAATCAGTGTGCAGAATGTAAACCAAGCAGTCATTTATATCAGTAACATGAACGGACAGTTTTTAGCAAGTGATACTGCAACACTTGGTGGCGTATCAATGGGTACATACACATTGGTAGAACCTGTAAATTCACAAGCGTCATTTGGTGGTTGGTGGAAAATAGATGTTGCAACATCTTTCAACACAACAGTGAAATCAATTATTACACCACAGTTTGTAATACAGGATATCATTACTCAAAATGAAAGTAAGTCTGCAGAAATTTATTACAACACCATGGATGATGTATATGCGTTGAACCAAGTTACTGATCCAACCAAAGGCGGAAGATTAGGACATTTAAGTTTCTACAATAAACAAGGACAGTCAGACATGAGTCCATTCTGGTTCTTTAGAGGACCTAAGGCTTGGACGGATACTTTAAATGTAGCCAATACATTTACAATGAGAGTAAATGAAATAAGAGGCGGAGCAGGATTAACTTTATATGATCCAGGTGTGCTTGGATTATCTTTCACTTATCTCAATGACACTTTACATACTGTTTATGATTTATGGGACGGATTTGTTGATGTAACATTTACAAATTTTGACAACAATGGTAATCCTTTCATTCCACAGGTGGGTGATATAATTGTTGACCAACAGTCAGGAGCAACTGCCACAGTGGCTTATCTACAGGAACAGTTATTAGATTGTAGATTGTATGTGAAAAATAGAAGTGGGTCATTTAAGTTTGGTAATTTACACAGTGATACAAGCACCATTGCAATCAAAGATGGCGTAAGTGCAGGAGTTGATAGACTTTCAGGTAGACTTGACAATGCAAATATGTCTGGAAGTATTGCAGGTAAACTTGTTGTTGTTAAGAACACAGATAGTACAATGTTGCCTGTTACTGCTCCAACATTTAGAGATGAATTAGAAATTTACATTTACAACAATAGAACAGTTAGCGGAGTAGCAAGAACACCTAACACTCCTAATCCTTTAAACAAAGACTGGACTCAAGTATCTGCTTTAAAATTAGATACGTCTGGAACTCCTAGTAGCTTTACAAATGAAGGAGCATATTTTGTTTACGAAAGAATGGGAACAGGACTTTACAGTTTCCAACATGGTTACACAAATCCACAAAGAGAGTCAAGCAGATTCTTAGGAACTATTGTTAAGTTAACAAAATCTACACAAAGTGAATTGTATAGATTATTTGTATCTGCTCCAGGTAACAATACAACAAGTAACAGTGGTAGAATACATTTAGTCACACACGGTAGAGATACTGACGGTACAACTTATGAGTGGGCTAGAAGTAAAAACTATTATTTCAAAGGTGAATTCAGTGATTCCATTCCTTATTACACTAACGATATTGTTTTGTATAATGGAGCATTTTACGAAGCAAAAACAAACTTAACAGCAGGTGCTTGGGACGTAACATACTGGACATTAATTGATGCGTTCATTGACTACATAGGCTATCTACCAAATGATACTAATTTGGCAGTAACCGATGATAGTACGTTTGAAAAAACAAACTTAACAAATTATGCACACCCATTTGCAGTTGCAAAATTTGGTGATGTGATAGCAACTGTGGCTGACTTTGACAACAGCGATCCTAAAATTATAATTTATAGATTTATTAGAGGACATTATGGATTCTCACAAATGATACCAGCACCAGTCAATGGCATAGGGTTTGGATCCAGTATTGCTGTTAGTGATGACGGTTCAATGGTTGCCGTTGGTGCACCTTTGGCAGATGATAGAGCAAATGACAATGGTAAAGTATTTGTATACACAAACAATCTTGGAACGTTTTCTTTAACACAGACATTGTATAGTCCAGAAAAAGATGTTGCTGAAAGATTTGGAGCCGCTATAGACTTCAATGGCAATGATTTAGTTGTTAGTTCAAAGGGTGGTGACCTTGTTACAAACACAACATTTGACAATCTATCAACAACTTTTGACAATAACTTGACACAATTTGAAAAAGTAAACAGTGATAGTGGTCAGGTGTTTATGTATCAACAGGTAAAAAACAAATTGCTATACGCAGAGAAATTTAATTACAAAAATCCTGCAACTGAAAGATTTGGCGAATTCTTGTTGTTTAATGAAAACCACGTTTATGTACCAATGCCAGAACTTTCCATCACAGATGATAACTTTATTGGAACATTAATTGATTTCAAGAGAACACGTGATATTATGCCTTGGGCAATTTTACATAGTCCGTTGGATCAAGTTGATCTTACAAAATTCAAAGGAGTGTTCATATATAACATTTCTGAAAATCCTGTTGCAAGAGCAATAGATTATATTGATCCTATACAAGGAAAGATAGCCGGAGCGGCGGAAGAAGAACTTACTTTCAAAACACATTATGATCCAGCAGTATACACTAATGGAACAGCTTCGCCAACAACTGTAATTGATTCAGAAAATTATTGGAATGACAAATGGATTGGAAGATTATGGTGGGATCTAAGCACAGCTAAATTTGTAAATCCTTATCAAGGAAATATAATCTATAATACTGCTAATTGGAACAAGTTATTTACAGGAGCATCAATTGATGTTTATGAATGGGTGGAAACAACACTTACTCCAACCCAGTGGGCCGCACAGGCAGATACTGAGGAAGGACTTACAAAAGGAATAAGTGGTACTCCTAAAGACACAACAACATTTGTACAGATACAAAAATTTGATAGTGTTGCAAAGAGCTTTTTCAACAAATATTACTATTGGGTAAAAAACACAAAAATTATTCCTCAGGTAACGTTTAGAAAAACATCTGCTTATGATGTTGCACAATTAATTCAAGATCCTGCAGGACAAGGACAAAGATTTGTTGCAATTTATTCTGACAGCAGGTTTGGTTTATACAACTGTGAAACACTTGTAAGTGGACCTGAAAATGCAATTAACTTTAGATACTGGACTATTGAAAACAAAGAAATCAATACTCATAATCAATATCAATTAATCACTGAAGGTTTAGATACAAGCAAACCAAACAGAGATCTTGAACGCAAATGGTATGACAGTTTAATAGGTGTAGACACCAACGAAAGACCTGTGCCAGATACTGTCTTAAGTCCTAAACAAGCCTATGGTATTTTAGACAGACCAAGACAAAGTATGTTTAAAAATAAAACAGAAGCACTAAAGCAAACTATAGAAAGAGCAAATAGAGTTTTACTACAAAACCTAATTGTAGATGAATACAACTTAACACAGTTCTTAAGTAAAGATCCAACACCTACTTTATTAAGTAGGAAGTATGACAAAGCAATTGACACTTATGCTGAAATAGGTTTAGTAGGAGTTTCTAATGTTATTCCTGCTGTTCTTACTCCAGTGTTTGTTAACGGAAAACTTACAAGGGTAGATATAACAAACGGTGGTAAAGGTTACATCACTGTTCCTACATATGAGTTTGGCAATGTTGGCAATGGAACTGATGCAGAAATTACTTTGACAATGGATGCCAATGGTACTATCACAAGTGCAACAGTTAAAAATGAAGGACAAGATTATGGACCTAACACCACACTTGAAGTAAGAAAATATAGTGTATTGGTTAGAACAGATGAAAGTGTAAATTCAAGATGGTCCATATACGCATATCAAAGTGTTTCTAAAACTTGGTCAAGAACTACAAGTTCTGCATATGATGTAACACAATGGTGGAGTTACACTGATTGGTATGATGTTGGATACAGTGAGTTCACTGAAGTTGATTACTTAATTGACTACTCATATGAACTTGATTCTTTGACTGACCAAGTAGGTGATATTGTAAAAATTTCAACCATAGGTTCAGGTGGTTGGTTGTTGTTAGAAAAAATTAGCAACGATGGTTCAGACTATACAACAAAATATAAAACAGTTGGTAGGGAAAATGGAACTATTAGATTAAGCAACAGCTTGTATGATAGTGCTAATAGTAACATAGGTTATGATGGATTAAGTTATGATACATCATTTTATGATAATCAACCAACTAGAGAATTAAGAATTATTTTAGAATCATTAAGAGATGATATATTCATTAACGATCTTGCTGTTGAATACAACAAGATGTTTTTTGCAAGTGTTAGATATGCTTTCTCAGAACAAGCAAATATTGATTGGGCATTTAAAACAAGTTTCATAAAAGCAAAACACAATGCAGGAGATTTACAACAAAAAGTTAATTTCCAAAATGATAATTTACCAAGTTACGAGGATTTTGTTAAAGAAACTAAACCTTATAAAACAAAAATTAGAGAATATGTCAGTAACTATACAAAAACAGAATTAACAAATAGTGGTGTTACAGACTTTGATATTCCTCCGGCATACAGCATCAATGATGGTAAGATTGTGCCTGCAAGTCTTAAAGTTAATAATGATCTAATTGTAGGTCAAGATGCTTCTATTACAACTTACCCTAACAAATATTGGGCTGACAATGTTGGATTTGAAGTATTAAGAGTAAACATCAAGAATGGTGGTACACAATATTTAGAAACTCCTTTAGTTAAATTTGTAGGTGGAGGTGGTAGCGGTGCTGTGGCAAAAGCAACACTTGGTACAAATGGAACCATAAAATATATCACTGTAACAAATCCAGGTAGAGGATATCTGTCTGCTCCAACTGTAACCATTGAAGGAACTCAAGACACATCTGGAATACCAGCGGTTGTGTCAGCTCAACTAGGAAACAGTAAAGTAAGATCTAATCATATAGTAAGTAAATTTGATAGAGTAACAGGAACGTTTTTAATTACAACATTAACAGAAATTGAAAACTTTACTGGCACAGGCAGTCAAACAATTTTTGATCTTAAGTTTCCTATGGATCTAAGAACAACAACAATTACTGTAACAGTAGCAGGAATTGAATCTTTACAAAGTGAATACAGTATTTCAAATGTTGAAGACACTACTAAATCTTATGTAAGAAAAAGAGGAAGAGTAACATTTACAGAACCTCCAGCAAACAATAGTGCGATAGTTATAACTTACAGCAAATCTATTGAAATGTTGCAAGGACAAGATAGGATCAACTTATTTTATAATCCTACAACTGGAATGCTTGGTAATGATGTATCTCAAATAATGGACGGAATAGATTACGGTGGAGTTGAAGTTAAGAGTTTCACATTTGGTGCAGGTACTGGTTGGTCAAGTGAACCATACTACACAACAAGTTATGACACATATGATAACACGTATGAAGATGAAGTGTTCACACTTGACGGAAGTACTAATCTGTTTACATTAGCCAAACCTTTGGAAAATGGTGTTGTGTATAACGTGTACAAAAATGGTGTTAGAATAGATGACGTAAATTATGATGGAAGTACAATTGGTACAACAGGTAATCCAAATGCAGTTATGTTACCAATCACAGGTGCTGGCCAAACAACTATACAACTAGATGAAACTAAAATACCTACAGTTGCTAATGATGTTATTGTAATTAGAAAATCTACAAGTGATGGATCATTTATTCCTGATCCAGATGGATATGATACTTTACTGCAAGGTGGAGATCTTACTTATGCAACTGCACGTGGTTTAGCGGCAGAAGAAATTGTTGTAGATGGTGATGGTTTTGTAACACCATTGACTTCCAAAGGTCCTGAAGAACTTGTTCCAGGACAGGTGCTTGACACTTTAGATATAAAGGTTTATGATAGAACAGGTGACGGATCAAGTATATTACACAGTTACAATTACTTGGGTGATGGTAATAACAAAGAATTTGATATTAATTTTGTTCCAATGAGTCAAAAAGATGTTTGGATAAAAGTTAATGGCACAATTTACAGTGACAGTCAATTCAGTGTTGATTATCAAAACAAAAAAATTAAATTTACAACTGCTCCAGGATTAAATCATCCTGTGCATATTATTACAATGAGCAACAATGGTGAGAAAATACTTGACATTGATACTTTTGTAGGAGACGGATCAACAGCACAATTTGTTGTTCCTGTAAAATACAAATCAACGTTAAGTCATTATTTGACAGTAGATGGTGAAACTGTCAACGTAACATTAGCAGAAACAGATACAACTTACACAGGACAAAAAGGAATGAGTGTGTTTAAGTTAGGTACTGCTCCGTCAAATGGTGCTGTTATACAATATGCAATATTTGATAGTGCAAGTAAAAGTTTCTCACAGATTACAACAGACGCATTTACTGGAGATGGAAACACAAAAGCATTTACTTTAGCACAGGCTCCGTTTACACAGGAACCTTTAGAACACAACGTAATTGTAAAAGTTGGAAACAATATTTTAAATGCAGGATACAATCAAAGATTTGTTGTAAGTGCTACTAGAGAATACAAACTTAAAGACTATCAAATACCACAAGCTGGTATAGATGCAAACAAAGTCAGAGTGTTCTTGAATGGGGAAGAAATTACAATTACACAAAGCTGGAGTTGGAATACTTTCAATGCCACTGTAAACTTATTCAGTGATGTTGGTGTTGCAGGAGATATTTTAAATGTTTACATAAGAAATGATGGAGATTACGCATTTGGCTATTTTGATAACAATGGACTATGGGTAGCTACTCCTAATCAAATACATTTTGATACTGCACCAGCAAACAGTTCACAGGTTACAGTATATCAATTTAGTAAACATGACATTAGAAAAATAGAAAGAATTAACCTTGATGTTGTAACAAGAAATCCAATTACTATAGGCACGGATAATTATGCTGAATATCATCAGTTGACAAATGGAATAATTAAGTTACGCAAACTTGCCATTGATGCTGAGTATGTTTGGATAGTTGTCAACGGTACATTGTTGACTCCTAGTGTTGATTATTACTTACAGGATGATAGACAGACTGTTAGAATTGTTACAGATATAAATGCAAATGATGTTGTTGAGCTTATACACTTCTCAAACGATGTAATAGTTCCTAAATTTGGATACAGACAGTTTAAAGATATGTTGAACAGAACACACTTCAAACGTTTAGGAGATGATGTTGAATACACATTAGCAGAAGATTTAAATTGGTATGACACAAAGATATTTGTAACAAACTATGCCGATTTACCTACTCCAAACAAGAACAAGCAAATTCCAGGCATTGTGTTTATAGGTGGAGAACGCATAGAATATTATTTGAAAGAAGATGGTGTATTAAGACAGCTTAGAAGAGGAACTCTTGGTACAGGAGTGAAGACTAAACACAACAAAGGAAGTATTGTGTTAGATCAAAGCAGAGAGCAAACAGTTCCTTATAAAGATGAGATATTGACCTTGAATTTTACTTCAGATGGGTCAACGAAGTCATACACATTAGACTTTGTACCACAAGATCCGGGAGGATCAGGTACAGTTATGGATTTAGTTGAAGTATTTGTTGGAGGTAAGAGATTACGTAAAAATTCAGTAAGTTCATTCAATCCAACAACTAATTTGGATAGTCCTGAAGCAGATACTACACTTCCAGCGGAATTTAGTATGACAGCAGGCAGTACTACCTTAACATTGACTGAACAACCTCCTATTAACACCAAGATTATGGTGGTTAGACGTATAGGAAAAAGATGGACTGACCCAGGAACTCCACTAAGATCAGCGGAAAATAACATTGGAAGGTTCTTAAGAAACAAAGAGGTGGCGTTACCTAAATAAATACACTTGTAGGATATTAATATGATAGACAATTTTAATGACAAATCAGGAGTTCTTTTGCAAGGACACATAAAGATACACAATCCAGAATCTGGAGAAATTCTGGTTGATAAACGTAATGCTATTCACTATGAAAACATGAGTATTTCATTAGCTGAATCATTAGCAAACCAAGGGCAAGGAATGGTATATTCAATGGCTTTTGGTAATGGTGGAACATCCGTCGATCCAACGGGTATAATTACATACCTTTCACCCAACTCAACAGGAACAAATGCTAGTTTATACAACCAAACATACACTAAAGTAATTGACGATAATTCAATCAACAACACAGATCCTACAAGAAACAAGATTGAAACACGTCACGTTAGTGGTACAAACTACACAGATATCATTGCAACTTGTTTGCTTGATTATGGTGAACCTTCAGGACAAGATGCATTAGACAATGCAACAGGTTCAGACAGTTTATATGTGTTTGACGAACTAGGTTTAGTAAGTTATGCAACATCAGGTACAGGTAGATTACTTACACACGTAATATTTCACCCAGTACAAAAAAGTTTAAACAGATTAATACAAATAGACTACACAGTTAGAGTACAAAGTTTAACTGGTTTTAACGAGGCGTAATAGATGGCTTATACTGTAAATTATACAGACGTTGCTAATAAAGGTAGCATTAGTGTTGAAGATAATACTATCAATCAACAAACGTCTCTGTCCATACCAGGCAGAAATACCACAGCATACGGAACAGCCATTGCAGAAAACTTTTTACATCTTTTAGAAAATTTTACAAACAGCACAGCACCAGGTAATCCAGTTGAAGGACAACTTTGGTATGATAACACACCAGGAGTTGATCAATTAAAATTATATGATGGAACAACTTGGATAAGTGCTTCAGGACTAAAGAAAGCAACCAACGCCCCAGGTGCCGCACAATCAGTGACAGGTGACCTTTGGGTAGATACTGACAATCAACAATTATATTTGTACACAGGTTCAGGTTGGGTATTAGTTGGTCCTTCATTCAGTGATGGACTTTCAACAGGAGTAAGAGCAACTTCTATTACAGGAACAAACAATGTTGCATACACTTGTTTGATTGTAGAAGTAAGTGCAAAGACATTGGCTATATATGCCACAGCGTCATTTACACCAAAGACAACTATTCAAGGATTTACAACCATCAAGCCAGGATTTAATTTAAGCACAGCAGACATCACAGGCTCTGGTGCAGGAAAATATTATGGAGTAGCTGAAAAGGCCGAAGCACTTGTTATTGGAAATGAAACTATTCCAGCAACAAATTTTATACGTAATGATGCATTATCACAAAGTTTATATCCTATCACAGTAAAAAACAACGGTGGTATCACAGTTGGTGCTTCAAGTTTTATGACAGTAGGTGTTGAAGGACAAGCAGGAATAATTAGTCACCAAACTTCAGGATCAAACATTGATATTAGAGTAAACAACAATGGTACTACTGAAACAGTAATGAGAATAGATTCAACTTCAAAAGTTGGAATAAACAATTTATCTCCAGATCAAGCACTAGACGTTACAGGTAACATACAAGTTTCTAATTCAATGCTTGTAGACGGAACAACTGATGCAACTACAATCAACACAGGAAGTTTAATTACTAAAGGTGGTGTAGGAATTGCCAAAAGATTATTTGTTGGAAGTGATGCCAATGTAGCAGGATTAACAACAACAGGAAATATTGTTCCTAATGCAACAACCACTAGGAATTTAGGAACACAAAACGAACAATGGTTAAATGTATATGCACAAAACTTTGTAGGTAACCTTACAGGTAACGTAACAGGAACAGTATCAGGACGTTCAGGATCTACAGACAAACTTGCAAGTGCAACAACATTTAGAATGACAGGAGATGTAACAGCACCAGACTTTACATTTGACGGACAAGATTCTGCAACAAAAACTTTTACAACAAGTATTTCAAATGCTTTTATTAGTAACAAATCAGAAGTTTCAAGTTCAGTATCAACAGATGAATTAATAATTAACAGAACATCTGGTGATACAGGCGTTTATAAAATATCAAGAACAAACTTGTTCAAAGCCATTCCAACTTTACCAGTTGGTATGATTACACCATATGGTGGAATAACTGAGCCAACTAATTGGTTATTTTGCTATGGACAAGAAGTTAATATTGCTGATTATCAAAATTTATTTAATGTAATAGGATATCAGTTTAAAGACCAATCATTGGTATCAGCAGGAAAATTTGCTATTCCTGATTTTAGAGGCAGAATGCCACTAGGTAAAGATAACATGGGTGGCGGAAGTGCAAACGTTGTTACTGATTCATCAGCTGACACAGTAGGTAGTGTAAATGGACAACAAACACAAACATTATCAACAAGCAATCTTCCAGAACACGAACACGATTTAAGAGGACCAAGCGGAGACCAGTATTACACAATTAGAGATATATCTGGTACTCCAAATGATTCACAGGGTATAACTTATGATGCTCCAACAGGCACAGGAGCAGGCCAGGCATATCCTACTTCAGGTGGTGTGTTGACTAACAGTAGTTTAGGTAATTCATTTAATATTATGAATCCTTACATGACTGTGAACTACATAATATACGCAGGGGAAAACACATTTCTAAGTTAAGGATAAACTATGGGATATAAATTAAACAAGACAGACGGAACATTACTAGTAGATTTAGTTGACGGACAATTAGATACCACTACTACTTCCATTGGTCTGATTGGAAAAAATTATACAGGATTTGGTGAAACC